GACTTGCATATAGAATGTATAAAGAAAGAGCAAAAATCCTTAGTCGTTCAAGTGCCAAACGAATACTCAAACATAAACCAAAATGCTTTTAACGAGTGGATAGCATACAAGAAGTATAAAAACAAGGGAGCGATAACAAAGACGCTAAATATGCTCAATAAGTATGACTTCCAAACTCAGCAGAAAATGGTCGATAAAAGCATAATGAACGAATACAAAGGCTTATTCGAGCCAAAACAGTCACAACCATATAATACTCCTAAATCGCAGATATTAAACACAAACATAAATGTGTGGGATGCAATAGAGCGAAAAGGAATCACAAATGGATAGCTTTAGAAAATCACTCATAGAGGAGTTGATGCTAACTTTAAAGATACCTCAAGGCAACTTCAACTATTCAACGATAGAGGACGAACTCGAACACATACCAAACGAACAGCTAAGAGGCTACTACAAAGAAGTGATGAACTCTGAAAGTTTTGGAAACGGAATGAAAGCCATTATAAAAACAGCTGAGAAATACAAAGCCGAAAAAACCGATAACTTACTAGCCGGAACACACGACCAAGCAAAAGAAATGTACAATAAGTTTTACAGCGAATGTTGCTCGATGCTTGAGTATACTTGCAAAAACAGAGAGAAGCACCCGAATGACACAGAGTTCTTTTTGAATATGCCATACGAGGCTCTAAAACGCAAAGATGGCACTCAGACATACACTAAGCAAGAACTCTATGTGCTTAATGCTCTTGGCGGTGGAGAGTTTCTTTTAGGCATACGACTTGCACTAAGTTCTAAAGACATAATCGACAGAATAGAGAGAGTGATAAAAGACGCGGTGATGACAAAATACAGCAACCAACCAGCGATAAGCTATGAAGTTAAAAAGATATTGCCAAAATGAAACCAAAATACAAAGAACAAGTAAAGACGACCAAAAAGAAAAGATACGACCACAAAAAGCACGATGAAGTTAGTGAAAGAATTAGGGAATACTTTAGAGAAATTACCAATAAAGCTTGACAAAACATTGATTAATATCAATTATTATTGTATAATTACCTATTAACAAAAAGGATGTTTATGAAAAAATTTATAAATCCAAATCTAATAGGTGTATATTTCCTATACAAAAATGATACAGTTGTTTATGTTGGGCAATCTAAAAACATTGAGATGAGAATATATCAACACGAAAGAACAAAAGATTTTGATAGATATAACTATGTTCTTTGTAATGAAAATTTACTTAAAGAGACAGAAGAAGCATTTATATTAAGATATCAACCTGTATTAAATAAAAAGATATTTGCTATTGAAACATACAAAGAAAAGAATAAAGTAGATGACAGTATGAAAGAGGACACTATATCTATTGAGCTGTTATCGATAGACCACAAAATCTTAGCAAAGCATTTCAATAAAACAATACAAGCGATGCACCAACTAAAACAAAAGTGGACTAAAGAGAAACAAGGTCTTTGGATAGTGTACGTTAAGGCATATAATTATGACATGTCAATAATAAAATGAAGGACTAAAATGCTTAGAGACGACATAAAAACAAAAGTCATTGAGCTACTACAACAACAGTTCTCTTGGCTCAACGATGACGAAGACACAGAAGAAGAAGTATCGAACATCATTCAAAGCGAATGCGAATCATTTGACGCACTTGGTTTAAGCCGAGATGATGTCAGAGAGTTTACAGAGGTGCTACTTGAAAACTTTGAGCTTGAATACATAGAGTTTTCAAAGGTTATGGAGTGGCAGAGAATTAAAGATATGGTTGATTATCTTGAAGATGCGGGGGCGTGAAGATGAGCCAACAATCAGAACCAATCAAATGCTACAAGCCAGACCAAGAAGCGATAATATGTAGAGAGTGCAAGAGAAACGGAGAGGCAAGCAACAACGAGTATGAAACCTTTGAGCTAAGAGAAACACGGTCTAGCGGTTTTGTATGCAATGGATATATCAGTGTGAGGGAAAATGGGAGTTTGTTTGATGAGTAAGATAGATTTAAAAGTAAAAATAACGAAAGAAGAGTTTGAGCAGATACAGCAAAAAATGCTTAGTAACGGAGTATATTGGTATTTTTCAGGAAACATAAGGCAATACTATCGCGAAAGCTTTAAATTTTTATATTATCGCGCCAAATCGAATACACTACAATACGGCATTTATAAACACAACTTTGAAATCGATGAAGCAAAAGAAGTTAATAGTGGCGATTTCATATCAAGGATTATTCAATGAGTAACTGCCCTAAATGCAATCAAGAAACCGTGATAATGATTTATGGAATAAATAGGGGTGTAAATGCCAAATGCTCCCGTGGTGGAGACTAAACAAAATTGTGATATAATGTCATTATGAAAAACGATGCAATGTTTTATATCGGAATAGGTTTTGAACTTATCTTAATTTCAAGTATATTCTATTTCTTTCAAGAAGTGGTAAAACTATTTAAAATGATAATTGGGTAAAAATGGCAGCAACTAAAAAGCATCAGACATTAACAGATAAACAGGAGGGCTTTGCTGTTTCATTTGTAATGAATGGTGGAGATGCTTCCGCCGCATATAGAGAGAATTATAGCTATGATAATATGCAAGAAAGCACAATATGGAGAAACGCTTATGAGCTACGCCACCATAACAAGGTTTCAGCAAGGATACACGAACTAAGACTAAAGACATTGACTTCTCACATATTAACGATAGAAGAAAGAAAAAAGTTATTATCTGAGAGAGCAATAAATGGAGATAATAAAGCACTTGATATGTTGAATCGTATGGAGGGCATTTACATAGAGAAGATACAGCAAGACGTAAAAATAATAGATAAGTGTTATTTACCTCTAAAGAACAAAGATAACTAAATGGGATGGACACCAACTCCAGTTCAAGAGATTGCACTATCATCTACAGCAGATGAGATATTATTTGGTGGCTCGCGTGGTGGAGGAAAAACAGACACAGCTTTACATTGGTTATTATATGATGTAGAGAATCCAGCATATCGTGGTTTAGTTATAAGACGTAATGCAACAGACTTAGCAGACTTCATTGATAGAGCAAGAACAACTTATAATCAACTAGGCGCAACAGTATCAGGTAATCCAGCAACAATTAAATTTCCTTCTGGAGCGATTATATATACAGGACACCTTGCAACACCAGATGCTTATACAAAATATCAAGGATGGGAAATACATCGCTTGTTAATGGAAGAGGTTACTCACATACCGAGCGAGAAACTATACGAGAAGCTTTTAGGCTCAGTACGTTCAACTGTTCCGGGAATAACAACGCAAGTGTTCTTAACTACTAATCCCGGCGGTGTTGGACATGAATGGGTAAAGGCACGCTTTGCTATTGATAGTAAGCCTAGTCGTATTAAGTTTTCAAGCGATGGAAGAACATTTATCTATATTAATGCAACAATCAGAGACAATCCACATTTAATGAAAGCTGACCCTCAATATTTAAAATATTTAGAAAGTTTGCCTGGAACACTCAGAGAGCAATGGCTCAATGGCTCGTGGGCTGATATGGAAATTGATGGGGCTTATTACATAAAACAAATAAACATAGCGGAAAAAGACAATAGAATAACTACAATACCAATAGAATCATCACTAAAGACATATACATTTTGGGACCTAGGCATATCAGATGCAACAAGTATATGGACAGTTCAAGCAAATGGAAGAGAAATAAGAATAGTGGACTATTACGAGAACAGCGGGGAGGGATTAAAGCACTATGTGAATTATCTTCACGACCTAAGAGATAGATATAATTTCACATATGAAGGTCACTATTTGCCACACGATATAAGAGTGAGAGAGTTATCAACTGGACAGTCAAGAGAAGTAGCATTAAGGAAGATGGGCATTAATTGTAGGTTAGTGCCAAATAAAGGGATAGCAGACGGTATAGAAGCTGCCAGAAATATAATTGGAAGGTGTTGGTTTGATGCTGAGAACTGTAAAGATGGTATTAAGTCATTAAAGAATTATCGCAAAGAGTTTGACGAGAAGCGCAATACATATAAAGATACTGCGCTACACGACTGGGCTTCACACGGAGCAGATGCCTTTAGATACTTTGCCTTGGCGTGGACAGAACATCTATCAAAAGATGTGATACCGAGAAGTAATGGAACATCAAACGAATGGAGTCCTTATGACGTTTAACAAATACGAGCAAGAAGAGTTTGACAGCTACTCTAAAGAACAAGTGTATGAAGCGTTTATGTCAGAACATCATTCAAGACTAAAGCTTCAGCAGATGCTAAAAGATTCAGACAGAAATAATGCAGCACTCAGATACGACAGAGATAAGTTTGAAGAGAAATACTTTAGAGAGCTTGTCAAGAGAACTATACCAGAGATAACCGATGAGGACTTAGATGTATTCTTTAGCACGAAGCATAAAATAGTGTGGGTAGGTAAAGGATATATCGGTATGCAATATCTTGACGGCAAACTGTTTGTCGCATACCTATACAACGCCGGCTCGCTATCCATATCAAAAGCAATCGTAAAATATCTAAAGGGTAATGAGGTTTATTATACATTCCCCAATAAAGACCACTATAAAAACAACTCAGAGCAATACGGAGATGTAATGAAACTTGTGTTATAATGTGGCAATTATTTAAAGGAGCTTTGAATGGGCGGTGCTAAAAAGTTAATTAAAAAAGTAGGTGGCGCAACACTAGATGTTGTAACCCTTGGGCAGTCAGAAACAATCAAGGGTGTAGCTAAAGGTGTTACGGGAATTGCAGCAGCAGAAGCGGCTAAAGATGCAGCAGCAGTAGCAGCGAAAACAGCAGCACAGCAAAAAGCAGACATTGCCAAACAAGAGAAGCTTATAGCAGATGAACAAAAGAAGCAAGACAAAGTAGCAGCAGAGAGAGCAGGAAGACTTGCTCAAAATCTTTTACTATCGGGCAGTGAAACAGGTGGCGTTAAAGGCTCACTTCTAAGGAGAGCATAATGCTATTCACCAATGAGTACACAATACTTAAGTCACAAGATGGTGGCAAAGACATAATAATCAAACCCGGCAAAATAAACGCCTTTGAGCCAATAGAAGGTAAGTTCATATCTACTTCTTATGCAAGAATACTAGATACTGAAACACTCAAGCAAGTTTGTCAACTAGAAGTTGGTAAGCTTATAGATGGTGTCGGCGTGATAGAAGTAACCCCAAAAAAGAGGACAACTAAATGATATCATATGAAGAAGTAATAAAGCGGTTTAGTTCCGCTAAAGCCAATAAGCAGCTGTGGGAATCTCATTTAAGAGAATGTTATCGCTATGCTATGCCTCAAAGAAATACTATTGACGATTATAGCCCCGGACAAAAGAAGCGTGAGTGGGTATTTGACTCAACGGCGGAAGATAGTCTTGAAGACTTTGCCACTCGTATGGAGTCAGAACTTGTGCCACCAAACATTAACTGGATGAAACTAGAAGCTGGTGTTGAAATACCAAAAGAAGAACAAGACCAAACTACAGAGTATTTAGAGCAAACAACCGACACTGTATTCAATCACATAAACTCATCAAACTTCTCATCACAGATACATGAAGCCTTTTTGGACTTAGGCATATCTACGGGCGCAGTAATCGTTGAAGCAGGCGATGGTATTCAATCAGCACTTAACTTTAGATGCGTGAGCTTATCAGAGTTATACCTTGAAAAATCAAGCAGAGGTATCGTTAAAACAGTATTCAGAGAGATTAAAATACCCGTTGGAGATATCGCAAGCACTTGGGCGAAAGCAAAGCTAACTGACAAACTAAAACAAATGATTGAGAAAGACCCGACGACAGAAGCAACTTTTATTGAGTGTTGTGTTGAGAATAAAAGCCCAAAAAATGATGATGAAAACTTCTTTAACCTAGTTATCTATCCGGAAGAAAAAGCTTTTCTATTAGAAGAGAGCTTAGAGTCAAGTTCGTGGGTAATCTTTAGAGAATCAACAATACCGGGCGAAGTATATGGGCGTGGTAGAGTTATGCGTGCATTGCCAGATATCAAGACTTTAAACCTAATGGTAAAAGACCACTTAACAGCGGCGGCATTTACAGCAAATCCTATTTACACAGCGACAGACGATGGAGTTATTAACCCTTACACTATCAGACTAAGACCGGGTACTGTTATTCCGGTAGGCTCAAACGATAACACAAACCCTACTCTAAGACCTCTTCCAACAGCAGGAGATTACAGCGTACTTCAATATGATATCAGAGCATTGCAAGACAATATCAGACGCATAATGATATCTAAGCCTTTTGGAAACGTAGAAGAAACTCCTGTAAGGACTGCAACAGAGATGAGTATCCGTAACGCAGATATGGCAAAGACTTCACTTGGAGCATCAGGACGTATTCAGAACGAACTACTTGAAACGATAGTAGCAAGATGTGTTTATGTACTTAGAAAAGCAGGTAAGATAGCTGAATTTAAAGTAGATGGAAGACAAGTAGCTATAAAATTCACAAGTCCTTCAAGTAGAAGCCAAGATGAACAGACACTTGCAGCGATTGGCAGATTCTTAGAGATAATGGCTGTATTCCCTCCCGAAATGGTTAATAACGAAATGAGAATGGAGAAGTTTCCAACAGAAGTCGCAGACATTTTAGGACTTCCTGCTTCATTAAAACGAACGGACGCAGAGAAACAACAAAGAGAAGAAGCGGCGGCACAACAACAACAAGCACAACTAGAACAAGCCGCAGTAAATGTTCAGCAACAGCAAGGAGCTAGGTAATGTTTGACGATGATTTAGAAAGTGAAGAACTTTTAAACCTAAAAAACAAAGCCAAAGAGATTACAATCTTGTTTAAAGGCGCTTTTGGAACTGAACTTGGGCAGAAGTGTATCAGGCATTTAGAAGCAACTTTTGTGAACAGAGATATCTATAAGGTGGGGATGACACTTGAAGAGGCTGCTTTTCGTCAAGGCGAAGCAAGCGTTATCAAAAAAATACTAAAGGAGATTAATAACAATGGCTGACCAGCAACTACAAACGATACTGAATAGTGGAGGGATAACCAATATTAATATAGGCGGTACTGCGACAACTGACAAAGTACTTAAAGCAGATGGAACAATCTCGCAGGTTAAAACAGCGTATCTCCCACAGGCTTCTGTTGTTCCTCACGTAGAGGGGCAGTTTTATTATAATAGCAATACAAAGACTTTTAATATGCAAGGTCCACTGGACGGGATAGAATTAAGGGCAGGGCATGAGAATCATATGCACGTTATTAATAATTCTGGTGCATTAATTGAAAAAGGTATGGCGGTAAGAATTAACGGCGTATCAGCAGGCGGCATCCCTCAAATAGAAAAAGCTCTGGCAAATTCTTTCGCAACTGCAATAGTAAGAGGGATAACAGTCAAAGATGTAAATAATGGAGAAGAAACAGCCATTACAACTTTTGGAGAAGTCTACAACATAGATACTCTTGGGTTAGCAGTTGGAACACCAATGTACCTAAGCGATACAACAGCAGGGACATACTCATCAATAGTTCCAGCAATAAAGACAGTTGTCGGAGGCGTGTTAGTCGCAGATGCAACAACAGGAAGATTGTTTGTGAACATTACTAATATTCGAGCAATACCATCAGTTTTCGCAGTGCTGAAAGGTCAATCAGCCGGAGGCGTTTATAACCTCACTACTACTGCTCAAGACTTAATAAACTTCTCTTCAAAAAATGAGATAATAACAACTGCCAATATAACTACGGGGACAATTACCTTACCACTAGACGGGCAATATAAAGCTTCATTGACGGCATCAATAACTTTCCCATCAGCAACATCAACTAGAAGTGTTATAGCAGAAGTATATGATGCTACAAATTCAGCTATTTTATACTCCTATACTAAGAATATTCCAAGAGATGCGACAGATGATGCGTTTAGTTTTAGCTGGCCGTTATCAACGACAACAGGCAATATTCAAAAAATCAGGCTTAAGTCAAGCGTGGCGATTGCTATTACTTTTGTAGACGTTGCATACGACATTACATCAATAAGTTTATAGTAAGTTCTTAGCTATCTCTTCGGAGGTAGTTATAGAGCCTAGCTCAAATTAATTTAAAGGATACTTGCAAATGGAAACAGAAGCAACCCAGACAACAGACACGGCATCGGCAGCAGAAGCAGTCGCATCAGTAGTAGGAGATAACGGAGAAACAGTTAGCACTACTTCATACCTAGATGGTAAATACAAATCAGTAAGCGACTTAGAAAACGGATACAAGGAGTTACAGTCTAGCTATTCCAAGAAACTAGGCGGTTTTAAAGGAGCACCAGAAGCATACGAACTTGCAGAGGGAATAGAAAGCAATAGTAGAATTGAAGCACTACAAACTTGGGGCAAAACAAACCAACTAAGTAATGAGGCATTAAATGAAATTATCAGTATGGATATGGCTACGCAAACGGCAGAGATGGAGAGCTACATAGCTGAACAAAAGGGACTACTTGGAAAAGAAGCAGATACCAGAATCAACAATGTTTCTGATTGGGTAAAAGCTAACGTTGGTCCTGATAGCATTAAAGCACTAGAAAATATGCTTGTATCAGCAGAGAGCGTTAAACTGTTTGAAACAATTATTAAGAACTCACAAGGCACAGCACCAGCACAAGCACCAGCGGCAAAAAGTGTGGATAGAGATACTTTAAATCAGATGAGATTCGCTAAAGATGAGTTTGGAAATAGACGAATGAGTTCCGACCCTGCGTACAGAGCTAAAGTTATCGCACTTGAAGAACAACTAGGTTAGGGGGTTATTCCCCTTTCCCATAACTATCAATCATAAATCTCAAAGCCATTGAAAAGTTATCCTCAAACTTCTCTTTTGCTAACTTCTTAACTTTCTTTATGTGGCTAGGACGTAACGTTACTTTGACAGATTGTGTTTTATTTTCCATTATTTTCCTTTTTAAATCCTCTTTCCGTTACTACAGTGTGTTGTTCTTTTTTTTCTATCCATTTAGCCTTTAAATTATATTCTCCAATTTTAATATGAAGTCTATCTACTTCAACTTTTTGCTGACTGCCTGTATAGTTTTTAATAGCGGGTGGAAGTGACTCAACAATTTTTTTCGCCAACTCGAGCAGCTTATCCTCACCCACCTCTATTCTAAGCACACTATCCATAAACTCTACACTGTAAGCAATTGATATATGTCTTATAATTAAATTGAGCGCTATCTCTTCTTGCGATTCTAATATTCTTGCCATACTTATTCCTTATGTACTTTCTTGTATCTTATCGTACCTATACTTAAATTAAGATTATTTGTATAATAGCAACAGATATTAAAACTACAAAAACCTCAGACACCTCTTCAAAAGAGCCTGAACAGTTTATGGAAGTTTGTTGCAGTAGCAATAAGCCCTGAGATTGTTCAGGGATACCTTAAAAGCCACAGCAAATATTGAAACCAAATCAAAAATTTAATGACAAGGAATTAATATGTCAGCAACATTAAGCACGGTAGCAAAAACAGAATTTGACACCGAAGTAAAACACGCGTATCAAGGAATGAGAACATTGAGAGAGTGTGTAAAAACACGTCTAAATGTAGTCGGAGACAAGTACGATTTCCGTACAATGAGCAAAGGTGCAGCAACACTTAGAACGGGTAGTTCAGCAGACGTAGTGCCAATGGGTACAACACACGCTTTAGTAACAGCAACGCTTTTAGATTACGAAGCTCCAGAGTACACAGATTTATTTGATGCTCAGACAGTAAACTTTGATGAGGTTGTAGAATTAGCAACAACAATTGCAGGAGCAATGGGCAGACGTGATGACCAATCAATCATCAACGCACTAGCAACAACCACTACAACAGTTGGAGCAGGAACGCAAGCACTTGATTTAGCAACAATCACAGCAGCATCAAAGAAACTTAATGCAGTTGAAGCACCAATGGAAGACAGATATTTTGTTATTCACGAGGGCGGCTTAAACGACTTACTAAAAGATGCTAACATTAACACAATTGATAAAAATTCAGTTCGTCTTTTAATGAGTGGAACAATAGACTCATTTATGGGCTTTAAGTGGAAAATAATTGGCTCAGGTCGTACTGAGGGTGGCTTACCACTAACTACTACTGTTCGTTCAGGTTTTGCATTTCATAAAGCCTCAATCGGTCATGCCGTAGGTATTGACATGAAAACTAAAGTTGATTATGTACCACATAAAGCTTCTTGGTTGTCAATGGGTATGTGGAAAGCTGGGTCAGTTGCTATTGATGTAACTGGTATCGTAGAAGTTAAATATCTGAACTCTTAGAGTTTAGGTATAAATAAAGGAGACTAAATGGCTTTTAGTAAAAAAAACTTTTCGGGAAATATAGGCGCTGGTTCAAGCTCAATATCTTTTTATGTGCATAAAGACACAGCATCGACTAAGGCACAAGTAGCAGCAGCGGATTACTTTCTGCCAATTACTGGTGTTTTAAAAGCTAATGATGGAATTGTGTGTGCTTGTTCAGATGGTTCAATCATCTTGTTCGTTGTATCAGCAACGGCATTAACGGTAACAACAGAATTACTTGAAGTAACAACAGCTTAATATAAGCAGTATCTCCTTCGGGAGATATCATCGTATTTTAAGGAGCTTCTATGACAGTATCATCAATCACAATTTCATCAAACGCTTTAATCTTGCTAGGTGCAGAGCCGATAGCTTCTTTTACTGATGGTAGTACAGGCGCAACAATAGCATCAAACCTATATGAATCATCTTATCAAAGTATGCTTACTACCCACAGATGGAGATTCGCAACAAAAAAAACACAACTAGCAAGACTATCTGCAGCGCCTTTAAACGGATATAGCTATGCTTTTCAGATACCAAGTGACTGCTTATATGTAATCACTCCAACAACTACAGATTATGAGATATATGGCTCTCTAATCTACTGTAACGACACAGCGATAAAACTTGATTATATTTACAGAGTAAGTGAGGATAAACTGCCAGCATATTATGTGAAGATGTTAGAGTTCTTTTTAGCTGCTCAATTTGCAATACCATTAGCAGGAAGCATAGACAAAGGTAACTTTTATGCTAAACTATTTGTGGATCAACAAAGAAAAGCTAAGTTTGCAGACTCAACACAAAGACCGCAAGATTCATTTACAGACAGTCCTTATGTAAATGTGAGATACTAAAATGGGAATGGAAACGATACAGTCCAATCTAACCGGTGGAGAATTAGCACCAACGCTTCACGCAAGAGTTGATATTGATAAGTATAATACATCAGTTGCAGAAGCAGAGAATGTTGTTATTGTTCCTCAGGGTGGATTAAGAAGAAGACCGGGTTTAAGCAAGATAACCGATACGAAATTAAGCGGAAAAGCAAGACTAGAGCCTTTTGTATTTAATAAGACTCAGCAATATCTATTAGTGTTCAAAGAGGGCTTTATAGATGTTATAAGAGCAGGAGTGGTTGTTAAGGCAAACTTAGTTTCTCCATATTTAACGAATGTTGTAGTTGAAGCCTTTGATATTATACAGAGTGCTGATACAGTTATAATCACTCATCCAGATATTGCACCTCAGAAGTTAGTTAGAGGAGCGACAGATGCAGACTGGACTATCTCAGCAATAAGTCTAACTATCCCTACATACGACTTTGGCACAGGAGCAGAACCAGTGTGGAGCGTTACAAGAGGTTATCCGGTAGCTTGTACTTTTCACATGGGTAGATTATGGTTTGCAGGAAGCCCATCTAAGCCGACAAGTGTATGGGGTAGTCGTGTAAATGGCTTCTTTGATTTCACTTGGGTAGAGACTTTAGGCGTTATTCCAGACGACCATGGAATCTTTGACACAATCGAATCAAATCAATACAATCAAATACTAAGCATATTTAGCGGTAGAGCTTTACAAGTATTTACATCGGGAGCAGAGTATGTAAATACTACGGAGATAATCACTCCAAACGCTTCTTCTTGGGCAAAGCAAACAAACTATGGCTCAAAGAGAATTAGACCTATTTCAATTGATGGAGCAACACTATTTATCGACAGCTCAGGCAGAACGATAAGACAGTTTATCTTTGACTTCAACGAAGATGCCTATGTATCAAATAATATAACATTATTAGCCTCTCATTTAATGACTGACATTATTGATATTGGAGCGATAAAAGGTACTTCTCTCGATGTATCTGATTACGTTTATATCGTGAATACAGATGGAACGGTAGCGGTTATGAATACACTTAGAAGCGAAGGTGTTTTAGGTTGGACGCATTGGACTACTGCCGGAACTTTTGTAAATGTTTGCGTCGTAGATAAAGCGGTTTATTTCTTAGTATTGAGAGAGAATAACTATTTTATAGAAGTATTAGAAGAAGATACATACACAGACCACAATGTTATTATAAAAGGAACTAAGCCGACAACATATAATGTGGCATATAGTATCAACAACGTAGTATATGGACTTAATAATGTAGTTTATACAGACTTCTCTACGGGTGTTGCAGTAACTCAAATAGACACAGACTTTGATGCGATATTTGACAATACATATTTTAAAGTTATAGCAGATTTCTCTATGCAAGATGATGCAATGCCGACAGTAGTTTCCCCTGGAGTAAATTACTTTACAACAGTAAGAGATGCTTTCAGAATAGAAGTTGGTTTAGACTTTGCCACGAAGGTTGTAACTCTTCCGTTAAATGCAGCACTAAAGACAGGACCTACACTACATAAGAGAAAAAGAGTTGTAAAGGTTGATATAAACGTAGAACAAAGTCTTGGAGTATTTGCTAACAACATCTACGCATCAGACAGACAGTTTACAGTTGTGTTAGATGAAGCACCTACACCTTTTACGGGCTTTAAAGAAATGTATCTACTAGGTTATGGTAGAATTGTACAAATAGAAATAAGTCAAAAGAATCCGTTACCGATGCTTATAAGAGCAATCGGCTACGAAGTAGAAATGTAAAGGACAACAAATGGCAATATCATCACTCCCAACGCTTCCCGTTTCTTCTCCAGGAATGGCTTTTACAACTCCAACAGCATCAGCAGGAATGGGAGCAGCAGGTTACGCATCAATCGCAGGGGTTGGACTATCAGTTGCTCAGTCTTATTTTGGAGCAAAAGCGGCGGCAAGTCAATATAAAATTCAAGAAGAAGAAGCAAAGGTTGCAGCGGCAAGAGCGAAACTTCAAGGTAGTGCAGACGCATTACAACTTATCAGACAGTACAACTCAACTCAAGCGAGTAACGCAGTAATGGCAGCAGCACAAGGACGTAGCGGAGAGAGTGTATCAGCGGTAGCAAGAGCAGCAACAAGCCAACTTAATTGGGATATGACTTTTATGAAACTATCAAATGATATGTCTTACGCATCAGCAATTGCAAATGCAGAAGGATATGCAACAGCATACAAGACAGCAAAATCAGGTGCAATCGCTACTGCAGGAGCATCTCTTGTATCGGGAGCAACGAAGCTTTATAGTATTGGCGGAAGCACAAAAGGGAGCAACTAAATGGCTGCATTACAAGGATATCAAGGGATAACTCCAAAAGCATCAGGAGGTGGTGGAAGTCAAGGTGCTATGGCATCAGTACAAGCCGCTTCAAACAATCTTGGAACACTAAGCCAAAGACTAGAGCAGTTTACTACAACTTCTCTAAATATGGCAGCAAAAAGTGCTAACTTCCAAGCAGCCCAAGATGCAATGGATGATGTTGCAAAGTATAATCAGAAAGTAACATCTATTATGCAAGATAATTCAATTACAGAAGCAGACAAATCTACTAGAATAAAAGAAATTGCAGCAGAACACGAATATAGAGGATGGGGACAAACTTACACACAAGCATATCAAAGTAAGTTTGATGCTTCATTTATGGATATCGTTACTAATGAAGCGGCAGCATCAGCAGACGTAATGAATGGTTTAGCTGGAGGAGATAGTAGAAAGTTCGCAACTAATTGGAGTTCATACTCTAAAGAGATAATCGAATCAGCACCATCGCCAGCACTTGCAGCAGCAGCAAAGACAACGCTTTATAAGCAAGGCGCTTCACACTTTAAGACTCTTGCAACAGCAGAATGGAAAGCAGAAGACACAAGACAAAGAAAGTCCTCAGATGATGCAATAACAAGCATAAGTAATGACTACATAACTTCTGTTATGGATGATAATCCAGATCAATTTCAAATAGAAACAAAATTAAAAGTAAAATTACAAAGTGCGGTAGCGAATAGATTTATAACACAAGAACAAGCAAATATACAATTTGACATAGTTAAAGAAGACGCAGTAATCGGTAGAGTTTATGACGACTTTAGAAACATTTTATACGATAAAGTAGAGAGCGGTGTAACAGCTCCGGAGTATATTCAATCAGTTGTGGGAAATAAACAATTCAAGCAATTGCCAAAAGAGAAACAAGAGAAACTAATATCTGCGATGATATCAGACGTTAAAGCTAAAAATAGCTTATTTGACGATGATGCAAAGAAAGCTAAAGCAGAACAAGCAAAAGAGCAAGATGATAACTATGTAGAGTTTTACGGGCAAGTGCTAGATAAAAGTATATCAGTAGCAGAACTTCACACAGCAGTAAGAAATGGAGAGCTAAAAGACTCAGATGCAAACAAGTTAATTAAACTCGTATCAGATGGAACTAGCCCTGATAATCCATCAAAAATGGAATGGTATTACAGAGACAAGAAATATCTTGAATTAACAGATGAAGAAATTAGAGAGGATAGATCACTAAGCTTTAAAGATAAAATAGAACTATACAAAGAAAGAGATTCTGCACTATCTAAAGAATACAAGTGGACTACTTCACAAGATGGAAGACAAGCAACACAGAGAATCAAAGGCTTATTTGGTTTCGAAGAGGGTACAATTAACGCATCATTTGATATGGATAATGTTTTAAGTCAAGAGTATAATGCAATGAGAACAGCATTTTACGATGAGGTTTCAATGCTGCCAGAAACAGAGCAGTCTAGAAACGCCATACCTATTGCAAACAGATTGATATCAGAGTATAATAACAAGAAGAAAGACAAGTCCGAAAAAGAAAAAGAAGCCAAAGAAAAAAGGCAAGAAGCTATTTGGAAAACAAAGGCTGATGCTTATAATGGCTCAATAACTGGCTATATGAAAAGCATCATTGGCGAAGAAGAACGAAATGCAGAATGGTACAGAGCAAAGGAGAAGAAGTAATGGAAGAGATAAAAAGTAATTTAACCTATACTCCAGAGCCAGACAATAGAGATGAACTAAAAAGAAACCTTGCATCAGAGATAAACAAGAAAGAAAGAGATATCCAAGAAGAGGGATTGAAAACTGACAAGAATTGGATAGAAGCCTCTAAAATTCTCTATCAAATAGAGAATGATACTCCATATGAAGGCGATGACGAATCTGCCGCAAAAATGGGCTTAGACTTAATGAGTCACTTAAACTATAATTTAACTCTTGGCACAATCCCTTTTGCTTCAAAGATGGCAACGCAAGACTTGACAGACGTTCAGAAAATTGCAACAAGATATATGTTTGAAACATACGATGCAAAAGATATCACAATGGATGGCATATTACGCTTTGGCAAAGAGATAGGCAAAGATCCAAGTACATATATCGGAGTAGGTACATTAGGCTGGGGAATGGCTGCTAAAACAGGCGCTAAAGCAATGGCAAAAAAAGGCTTATGGGAAGCAACTAAGCTAAATGTAAAAGAGTTTGCAAAGAGTAGCTATGGAGCAGCAGCATTTGAGGGTGCAGTTTATTCAGCAGCAGATGATGCAGCATTTCAAAACATAAGAATGGGTACTGGCGAGCAAGATAATTACTCTCCATCTCAAACAGCAGTAGCAGGAACAATCGGTGCAGTAGTAGCACCAACAGCGGTTAAAGGCTTGTCTATGGCAGGGCAACAGATAACTAAAGGCGGTGGGTTTCTAAGAGATGAACTAGCTAAATACGCCAAAGGAAGTAAATAATGGAAATGACTAACAGCTTCTCTATGGAAGAACTACAAACCGCAGACGTGCAAGGACAGCAAGAGGCTCAAACAATGGCGATGCCAGAGGAAAAATATGCAGGACTTGGCTCGTGGGCTGCAAGAAAGATAATCAAAGGTGCAAAGCCTAAACCAGCCGATGACGTAATTTCAAGCGATTTGATTTACAAGAAATATAATATTAAGCCAGAAGAAAAACCAGCAGTTGAAAAGAAGCCAGAAGTTGTAACACCTCAGACGACAAACGACTTAAGACCTCTTGATGGAGATACTGGCACTCTTCCAGAAATAGAAGTGCCATATTCATTCAATACAGAGAGAGAAGCATTGGGGTTAGCAGAGTCCGACATTTCTCAATTCGACACTACTGATAGCTTTCAAATGAACTTTAGCACGCTAGAAACTCCCGATGACGTATCAGGTGTTATTGGTGCAATGGCGGAAGCTAATAAGGGCAAGATAGATGAAGCAAGAAGAGGCACTTTTAAAGAAGAACAACTAAGAGGACTTGCAGCAGACTTAGGACGTGACCCTGAGTTTATCCGTTCAGTATTAGAGCGAAAGACTGGCGAGTTATTCCCTGCCGAAAAGATGCTTGCAGTAAGGCAAGTATTAGAGCAATCAGCAACGGCACTAAAAAGACTTTCTAAGCAACTTGTAATAGATGGTAAAGAAGCAAAAGATACTGACAAAGTAGCGTTTCAAAAACAGTTCTTATTTCATCAAGAGTTTCAAACTCAGTTTATGGGCGCAAGAGCTGAGATGGGAAGAAGTATGTGGGCGACAGGTGTACCAACTGGAACAGAGCAAGCCAATATGGAAAAAACTATGGAGATGCTTACGGCTATGGAACGTGGTGTTGATATAGAAACAGCAGCAGCGAGTATTAATGCAGCAGAAGACGCAAGAGGAATCAATGGAATAGTTGATACAATGAGCAGAAGTAAAACAAATGTAGCGTTTGACTCTATCTATGAAGTGTATATTAACTCTATTCTAAGTGGCTTTAAAACTCACATTGTAAACCTTGCAGGTTCAAAATTAAGATTATGGGCTGACGTTGTTGATACAAAAGTAGCTTCTTGGATGAGTGCTGGCGATGTTAGTCCAATGGATAAAGTAAATACAGATGAGTGGAAAGCTGCGATATTTGCACAAAACATTGTTTCACTTGAGTCAATTAAAATAGCAATGCAGACTATGAAAACAGCAGCACCGTATCAGGGAATAAGTAAGCAAGAAACTGCTATGAGAAAATCTCTTGACAAAAATGTTTATGCTCAAACTTTTGGGCTAGACCCAGATGGGATGTTAGCTAATGTTATTCATTGGATGGGCGAAGTAGTAAGAGCGCCAACAGAGCGATTAATGGCTGGCACAGATGCTCTAATGAGACACCAAGCAGAAAGAGTCCATATCGTAAAAGCGGCATACAGAGAGGCTCAATACTTAGCTGAAAAAAATAGTCTGGATGAGGCACAATCTTTAGCGCTTCTTAATGACTTGATTGAAAACCCAACAGCAAAAATAAGAGCAGAAGCATCAGACTTTGCATCAGATGTAACATTTCAAACACCTCTTGGAAAAATGGGAAGAGGCTTCCAAAAGCAAGTTGCCAATATACCCGGTGCAAGATATATTTTTCCTTTTGTTAAGACACCAGCAAACCTATTAAAGCAAGGGTTTTTAGAAAGAACACCACTTGGCTTTCTATCGGAGAAGATAAGAAGCGACATTATGGGCGGTGGTGTCAAGGCACAGATGGCTAAATCAAAAATCGCTACCGGCACAGCACTTGGGTATATGGCTTATATGGCTGCATCAAACGGTAGCATTACTGGCTCAGAGCCACAAGATAGAGATGTATCACTAGCAAGAAGAGAAGCTGGATGGAGACCTCGCTCTGTAGTGTTTGAATCAGCAGACGGCACAAAAGAATATGTTAGCTATGATAGAATGGAGCCGTTTTCTTATTTAATCGGTGCGGTAGCAGACTTTCACGAGTATATGGAGTCTACAAAATACACTACTCTTGGAGAAGAAGACGAAGACAGAGCAGACAGAATGGCAAGTGCTTTAGTTATTTCTTTTGCAGAAAATACGCTTAATAAAACTTTTATGACAGGGATGAGAGACTTAATGAATGTTTGGACTGATCCTAAAAGATATGGAGCAGGATGGTTTTCAAGAACGGTAAACGCTTTTATTCCTTACTCTGGATTAAGAAGAGATGTTACGAGACTCAACGACGATACAAAAAGATTAAACAAAGACACAGCGGAGTATATACAAGCAAATAGTATTTTCTGGGCGAGTAGTTTACCCCCAAGAAGAGATAATTTTGGAAATGAAGTGAAGTATGACACAGTTCTTAACCCTTGGAGTACATCGACAGAAGAATCAGACTTTGTTTATTTTGAGATTGGCAGACTAGCACAAACAACAAAGAGAGCGCCAATACCAAAAGGAAGTAATAGGCTTGGCGGAGTAGAAATGAGTCCGAAAGAATATGATGCTTTTGTGCTGTTATCTAGAAAAGAGCTACAAATTGGTGGTAAAAACTTTAGAGATAAAATAACAGAAGTAATAAGTCTAGATGGATATGACAAACTTATGGATGATGACAAAGTAGATATGTTAAAATCTATCGCTCAGAAGTATGACACAGCTGCAAGAAAAATTATAGCAAATGAAGACCCAACAGTAATGGAAAAACTACAAAGAAGGAGTTTTGTTAAAGCAGCAAAAAGGAACGCCAAACAAAATGGCACAACAGAAGAGGCAGAGTTTGAATCTCTTAAACAAATCTATGGAGGAAAATAATGGCATATAATACTAACACACCAAGAGCAGAATACACAGCTTCGGCAACTCAAACAGTATTCCCTTTTTTATTTAAAATCTTTGCAACTTCTGATATAAAAGTTTATCAGACTTTAGCAGGAGCAACACCAGATGACACAGCGGATATACTAGTCTTAACGACTGATTATACTGTTACGATTAACGGTGATGCAGGAGGAGAGGTTACTTTAAATACCGGAGCAGCCGTAAATGATAAAATAACTCTAGCGAGAAACCTTAGTGTAACGAGAGCAACAGAGTATCAACAAAATGGAGACTTACTTGCTTCAACTTTAAATGCTGATCAAGAATATCAGACTTACTTGATAGCAGATAATGAATCAAACGATAATAGATATATAAAAATACCAGATTCAGTACAAAACGTATCTACTTCTTTGCCTGCTCCTGTAAGTGACGCTTATATAAAATGGAACGCCACGGCAAATGCGATAGAAAATGACACAACAATCCCTGATGCAGTAACAACATCAGCGGCAAATGCGGCAGCAGCTTCAGCAAGCGCGACACAAGCAGAGCTATATGAATGGGAAGCAGAAGCAGAAAGACTCACAGCAGATAGTTATGCAACAGAAGCAGAAGATACTTTTGTAAATCTAGTAACTTCTGATGGAGACGGTACTTTTACTTATACTCCAACAACTGACTATTCAGCTTTACATTGGGCCGCAAAAGCTGCAACATTTAATCCGGCGCTTTATTATACACAAACCGAGATAGATGAGTTTGCTCAAATATGGCAAAATCAAGCCACAACAATCACGCCAAGTGCAGACAGCGACTACACTCTAACAGCAGCAGAAAATAAGTACGGTCGATTGATTCTAGTTGACGGCTCTTGGCTTTCAGGTCACAACATCACAGTAGACAACACAGAGAGAAGTTTCTTAGTAGACAACTCAGCTGGAACTTATACTGCAACAGTTAAAACAAGTGCTGGCTCTGGAATATCTGTACAACCCGGAATAATAGTTGAATTAATCTGCGACGGAGTAAGTGTTATAAATAGCTTTAACTATTTTGCAACACTATCAACAAATTTTTCTGGAGACTTAAATAATATAAAAGCACAGGGTAATTACGCTATTAACTCAGCCGCTACCAATTTGCCAGCAACTGGATACTACTCTCTTTCAGTCTTTGGAAATGACACTGTTCTTTCACAACTAGCAACAAATCGAGCAGATGGCAAAACATATATTAGAGCTTGGAACGGAACAATATGGACTTCTTGGGTAGAATTAGGAGCAGGCGGTAAGCTACTTCAAGTCGTAAATTACACTACTGGAACACTTGCAACAGGAACCGCAGTAATACCTCTCGACAATACTATTCCTCAAAATACAGAAGGTACTCAGTTTATGAGTTTGGCAATAACGCCTTTAAGTGCTGCAAGTAAGCTGAAAATAACAGTTGTTGCAGACTTCGCAAATTCGCTGTCCGCACATATAACAACTGCTTTGTTTAGAGATAGCACAGCAAATGCAGTGGGTTCTTGTTTTGCGGTTATACAAACTGCTAATTACGGCAATTCACTTTCGTTTGTGGTTTTTGTAGACAGTGGTTCAACTGCCGCAACAACTTTCAAAGTAAGAATGGGACCAGATGCTACATCAACTTTGACATTCAACGGTCGCTCTGCGGCTCAATTACTAGGCGGTTCTATCGCTTCATCAATCACAATAGAGGAGATAGTAGTATGATAGAAATTCTTAATGTAAGAGTAATTAAAGGTGGCTACTTAGTCAACGGGTATATTCCAACATATCCAACGGAAGCTCTATATAGTCAAGTAGAAACTTGGAAAACTGATGGTAAAGAAGTTATGCCAGAGTTTACAGAATCAGAGTTGTTGCAACAAAAAGAAGATGCTAAACCAAAAATAATCACACCACTACAAGCTAGACTAGCTCTATCACAGTTGGGTATTAGACAGCAGGTAGAAAACTCAATGCTAACAGCTACTCAGGATGTTAAAGACTTCTATGAGTTTGCTTTAGAGTGGAAACGTGATAATACACAGTTAATAACAATGGCAACATCACTGGGTATGGATAGTATAGCTATTGATAACTTCTTTTTGTTGGCAAGTACGCTATGATAAAAGACTTCTGCACTTGGTTTCCTGAAAAATGGAGAGGCGTAGATATATCAGAATGTTGCCGCTCTCATGACGAGACGTGCAGTACCAGACAATTTTATCTATGCCTTTCGGTCGGGTGCTGGGTAAAATATACTAAAAAAATGATACAAGCGGTAAAAATAAAGTATAATACTAAAAACGGTTAAGGGGCAATAATGAGCGGACAAGAGATAGAGCCAAGAGTTACAAGACTAGAGGGGAGTTTTAACTTATTGCAGCAAGAGCTACAACAAACCAATAAGATTCTCGGCAAAATTGATGAAACTCTTGAAAAGCAAGTAGAAGCCTCTTTTGACTTAAGACTCCTTGCTCAAAAGTTTGAGAGCCATCTTGACCGACACAAAGAAGACTATAAAGCCATACACGAAATTGACAAAGAAATTAAAGACGGAATCAGACCTATCACTCTTAAAAATTTACTCATATACGCAGCAGTTGTAATAATAGGCTTTGGAGTATATATCGAAGTAAAAGCAACTTCACTTGAAACTAAGTTTGAGCTTTGTAATCTAAAAGCGGATGATAATAAAAACCAAATCACATACTTAAAAGGCAGGATAAAACAATGAAAATCGAAATAATAATTGCACTGCTTATCGTATGTATGGCGACAATCGTTTGCATAAATAATTTTCCGATAACAGTCACCCAAACATTTTCAAAGGATTAAAATGATATCACTACTCCCAATGTTAGCAGGTCTAGGAATAGACTTTATTAAAGACTTAATAACCGACAACGGTGAAGACCTCGTAAAAGAGGGAATCAAAAAAGTTACAGGCATAGACTTAAACAAGAAAAAAGAACTTACGCCAGAAGATGTAATGAAGATAAAAGAGGCAGAATTTAAACTAAAGCAATTAGACTTTGAAGAGCTAAAACTTGAAAAAGAAGATAGAAGTGATGCACGCAATATGCAAGTATCAGCACTTAACCAAGAAGATATATTTAGTAAAAGATTCGTTTACTACTATGCTTCATTTATTACTTTTGTGTCGTTTGCTTATATCTTCTTTATAACTTTTGGGAAAATACCGGAAGCAAATGTAAGATTTGCAGATACTATTCTCGGGTTTTTGTTGGGCGTTGGCTTGTCAAACATTATAGTTTATTTCTTTGGCTCTTCAAAAGGCTCAAAAGATAAAACAGATGCGTTGTTGCAGGCGGGCAGAAAATGAAATCAAAATATTTCAAAGCCTATGAACTTGTAAGCAAAGAAGATTATGAGAAAATGGGAGATGCTAAAGTATG